AGATGTACGGCATGGAGCTGCGCGAGCTGATGGCCTGGCGCGAGAAGGCGGCCATCAGAAGCGGCAACCATGAACAGGAGGATGACGACGATGGATCTTAGTATTCGCGTTGCGTTCAGCGCCATTGATAAGCTCACCCGCCCGGTCAGTGCCGCCAGTAAAGCTATTGGCGGCCTTTCTGATTCCCTCAAGCAGACGCAGGGATCAATCAAAGAGGTTGAGCGGCAGTCTGCCGCCTTCAACCGTCTACGCGACAGCGTTAAAAAAACCTCCCGCACTATCGACGACACCACCCGCACGCTGGAAGGACTGAAGCAGGCCCAGCGGTCAGGTGCGACGCTGACAGATAAACAGCGCCAGCAGATAACCGATCTCGCGGCGAAGCTGGATCGTCTTAAAGTCCGACGCGATAAAGAGACAGAGAGTCTCCGGGGAGCCTCCGAGGCGCTCCGTCGTCACGGCGTCTCCCTTGCGGGTGGCAGTCAGACCATTGCCAGCGCCATTCGCCGAACCGAGCAATATAACCAGACCCTTGAGCGCGAACGCCGCCAGCTCGCTGCTGCCACGCAAGCGCGCATGCAGTATGACCGCGCGAAAGAGATCGCCGGCAGGATGCGCGGCGCCGGGCTGGCGATGACGGCGGCCAGTGTCGGGGGGTTCTATCTGGGCTCGCGGCTGATGGCGCCACAAATTGAGACTCAGGAGCACGCCTCCGTTATTGCCGCTCAGAATGGCGAGAGCGCAGCATCCGGCGGTCGCTACTCTCGCATCATTCAGAACATTAACGCCGCTGGCGTCAGTCGCGATTTAGCCCGCATCTCTGAGGCGGTGGCGGGTGTTCGCAGTACGCTGGGCGCGCTCGGCGCGGTAGGTGACGAGGAACTCACGCGCATTTCCCGCAAGGCGCTGGATCTGCAGGCCGCCCTCGGCGGGGATATGACGGAACATATCCAGATGGCGGCGATCATGATGAAAAACGGGCTCGCCCGCAGCAGTGATGAGGCATTCGACCTTATCACGTCGGGCATGCAGCGCGTTTCCACACAGATGCGCGGCGAGATGCCGGAAATCCTTCATGAGTATTCTACCCACTTCCGCAATATGGGCTTTACCGGCGCGGAAGCCATGTCGCTGCTGGTCAATATGGCGCAGCAGGGTAAGTTTGCGCTGGATAAGACCGGGGATGCCATCAAGGAATTCAGCATTCGCGGCTCTGACATGTCAAAAAACAGCGTCAGCGCCTACAAGGCAATCGGTCTTGACGCGGCAGCCATGTCATCGGCAATAGCCACCGGCGGCGAAAGTGCGCGTAAGGCGATGGAGAAGACCGCAAAAGGGCTGCTGTCCATTCAGGATCCGGCGACGCGGGCTAATGCCGCGATTTCGCTTTTTGGTACCCCGATTGAAGACCTGTCTATCGATCAGATCCCGGCGTTTCTTTCGGCGCTGGCGAACGTTTCTAATCGTCTCGGCGATACCAGGGGAAGCGCTGACAGGCTGGGAGATACCCTGCGTGATAACCTGCCCGGCGATATCAGCAAACTGGGTGGTGCGTTTGACGGACTGCGCACGGAAGTGCTGACGGGAATGGATAAAAGCCTTCGTTCTCTTGTGCAGGCGATTACGGCCAGCGTTAACAGCCTGCGGGCATGGGTCAAAGAAAACCCCGGACTCACAAAGACGCTTGTACTTGTTACTGCCGCGCTGGTATCGCTGGTTGGTGTGATTGGTGTGGCAAGTCTGGTTGCCAGCTTCATACTTGGCCCGTTCGCTAAGCTCAAGCTTGCTATCAGCATGATCGGCCTTTCTTCAGTCACAGCAACCTCCAGCATTGCCGCCCTTAATCTCGTCCTTTCCGGGACGCGCGTCATTCTTGCTACGCTACTCGGCCTCCCGGGAGTGATTGCGCTGGGGTTTATCGCAGCGGGCCTGATTATCTGGAAGTTCTGGGAGCCGATAAAGGCGTTTTTTGGCGGGTTTCTTAGCGGGATCTGGCAGGGGTTGACCCCTCTCAGGGCTGCGTTTTCGGCAATGGCGCCGGTGTTTTCTGCGCTGGGTAACGGCATTAAAACGGTGTGGGAGTGGTTCAAAGACCTGCTTAGTCCAATGCAAACCAGCAAGGATACGCTGGATAAATGCGCCTCCGCAGGGGAAACCTTCGGGCGGGTTATGGGTACCGCGCTTAGCATTCTGCTGTGGCCGCTTCAGCAACTCATGAACGGCGTGGACTGGCTGCTTAAGAAGCTGGATCTCATCCCTGACGGGATCGACAAGGCCAGGCAGCAGGCTGACAAAGCACAAAGAGAGCTTGAGGCCTCTGCGGTAGCGCTGGCCGGGCATCAGCTCCCATTAGCGAAGGCAGATGTGTACAAGCCCGCGGGCGGCGATAAGCCGCCGGTTATTACCGGCGTTCAGGGCCACCTGAAAAATATCGACACGAATACCAAAGCAACGGCCAACAACACGAAGAAAGTCGGCCCCGGTGACATTGTTTTTAAAAACCTGCCGCGCGCACTGGCGCTGCGTGGTGCGTATCAGGAGGCTCGGGTTATTCCGCAGCCCGTGCCGCGCGTGTCTGCGGCTGCGGCCGGCGGTGTGCTGTCGGTACCGACGGCGACGCAAGGGGCCACTTCTGCGCCGGTCGCTGCCGCGTCGGGTGCTGCACCGTTCTTCCAGTTGGTCTTTAACGACGTCGGTAAACGCTCGGATCAGGAGCTTGAAAAAATGGTTCGTAACGCCGTGCGCGATGCAATGGCCAGCACCCGCAAAACTAACCGTGGTTCATTCCGTGATCGGGAGTAAGGAGGTTTTTATGATGATGGTATTCGGGATGTTTGTTTTTACGCTGCGCACTGTCCCGTATCAGCAGCTGCGGCACTCGCAGGAGTGGCGACACGTTAAGAATGACCGGGTTAATCAGTCGGCAGCCTGGCAGTATATCGGACCCGGTGACGATACGATCACGCTCGACGGCGTGCTCTACCCGGAAATCACCGGTGGGCGGTGGTCGCTGTCGGCACTGGAGACGATCGGCTTTGCCGGTCGCCCCTGGCCGCTGATTGAAGGGGACGGGCTGATTTACGGAATGTACGTCATGACGCGGCTGGAGCGGGGAAAAACGGAGTTTGACCGCTACGGCAATCCCAAAAAGATTGAGTTCACGATTAGCCTCAGTCGGGCTGATGCGGATTTTCGCGAGAAGTTACAGACGTCTTCGGTCAGTGATGTGCTGGACGATCTGAAGACCAGCGCAACCAAAGCCGTTAACTCCGTTTCAAACTCCCTCAATAGCCTGTTTTAACCCACAAAAAAGCCCCTCACCTGAGGGGCTTTCACTGCCGGCAAACATCGCCATTCCTGACTATGACGGTACCGCACTGCCACTTCTGACGACCTGCAGCACCGTTAATTTTGACGGTACTCGATACTCACGCCACCCGCGCCCAGCACATCAGCAGGGTGTGTGCTTCAACTACGCTGAACGATTTACCCTCGCCGAGGTTGGCAGTTTTGCCGGTGACGTCATGGTGATGCGGAGGAATATCAATATTATGCTCATGGTCCGGCTCCTCGTCGGTATCGCCCAGGTTTGCCGGGTTAAAGCGCTGGCTGATATCGCCGCCAATCTCCCACGGATTATCCCGGCTGGGTACGCCGCCGTGCTTATGTTTACCCGCGGGCTTCGTGGTCAGCGGCTGCTCGGGTTGCTCACTGGTTTCCCCGCTTACGTCAATCTGCACGGCTGGCAGGTTAGCACGTTCGATAGTGACAGTATCGCTGCCGCCGGTTTTCCCGACATTTGAACCGTTTGCTTTTGCCACGCGGATAGTTTTGTCTTCCCCTGTGTAAACCCACTCAGTCCACGGATAACGCTCGTTAGGGTCGATGTTCTTCGCGTAAAACTTTACTGTTCCGACAGGGTTGTCCAGCTCCCAGGCTAAACGGATGGCTGACTCAACCGCCAGCTTTACAGCCAGTGATGTGGCGGCTTTGTCCTGGCCATCGCTGTTAATGGCGTTACTGAGTTGGGTAAACCCTTTTTCATCCAGCGTGGCGTTCGGGTGATTTCTGGACGCTGCGTGCTCGTCCAGCTGTTCGTCGGTATAGTCTTTAATCTCGTTACCGGCGTTAATCACGTCTTCAACGGTTGCCAGCACAATGCCCGGATCAACAACCAGCTCAACGGCTTCGGTACTACTGACCGCCAGCCAGATTCGCAGAATGGTAAAGCGCCCCGAGCCTTCGGCAAGTGCGGGTTTATAGGTCTCCGGGACATTAGCAACCGCCACACAAACACCGCTTTCATCAAACAATGCGGCCTCTCTGATGGTAAATCCACCCACTTCGGGTGGAATAATCATCTCGGCAATGATGATATTTTCCGTATCAGACAATTTCAGGCTGTTCAGCTGCGTCCTGAACCGTTCATTAATCAAAGCGGTTTGCTCATCGCCGGGGATTGTCGCGCTTCCTCCGCCATCGCCGACGGACATTTGCGAGAAAACAACCTTATTTCCGCTCGCAATTGCGGCAGCAATCTTTTCCCGGCCGGCGGTAGTAATTAATGATTTAAATATTTTACCCATCTTCATTCATTCCGCGTTTGTTCACTCTGAATCCGAGAAAAAAAGAAACTATCAGAACTGCTATCCAGTCACTTTCCCCAAAGAGCATGCGAAATATCATTCCCCATGCAAATATAAGTAACGCACCATTAAGGTGCCTCATGCGCCAGCTGATGATCATTGTCTTCATAAGCCCACCCGGTAATGTTAACCCTCGCCATAAATTACGGGCGGGCCTTAACTGATTGCCGCTTCAGCCTCAGTAATGGGGTTCCCGTCGCCGGAATATTCGAACCGGATGGATATCTCGCCGGTTTCATCTGACCCCGCCACTTTTGTCCCCACTCTGGCTAACGCCGAAAGGTCAGCGTTAACCGTCACTGAGATCACAGTGTAAGTCACCTCAATTTCCTGGCTTTCGGCATCAACCGCCAGACCAATATCGGGATAAAATGAGCGAGTGACCGCTGATATATTTCTGGTTACAGGCATAAAAATTTCCTTACGGTATCAGTATTTCAATTGAGCATGCCGCATATAACAGATCGTTATTGCTGGTATTCACCTGCATGACATTATTCCCCTCTTTAATTTCCATCTGTGTGAAAAGCTGGATCGGCGCTTCGCTGCCTGGCGTAAAGCTGCCATAACCGACGACAAGTTGACCATTCAACACAAATTGCAGAGTGCCGGTACCTGTCCATTTGTTTGTTTCACTGGTATTGAGCAGGGTTATTCTGACGCCAACGGCCCTGCGTCTAACCTGGGAATAAAAGCCTGGCTTCAACAGCGATGCGTTAGTTGTCCTTGCTGGTAGGCTCTTTTCGATGCTGTTTCGCATTCTGACATCTTTAAAACCTTCATACGTCCAGAGGTTAGTCGTTATGGTCGCCCCCGCATTAGGCTCATTGCGGTCAATCATCCTGAAGCCAGAACCAGAAAACGTCAGCCAGATGCTGGAACCGCTGATAGGGTTATTAGTGATAGTTTCTTGGACGCCAGAATCACCAGCAGCAAGGTGCGATGTGCAGTACAGCGCATAGTGCGAATTTTTTAGCGCGTTATTCATGACGGTAACACCGTGAATCACACCATCTGACTGGTACGCGATGGTGTCACCAAAATTCTGCGTCATGGCAATAGCGATGGTGTCATCCAGCGCCACCGGCAGCGCATTATTCAGTGTGACTTTCCACAAACCATCAGGATGTTCTGCCTTGTCTTTCGGGTATCCGGTTTTGGTACCGTCCCACTCTGTTGCGTTGACCGTGTAAACCACACCTTCAATTTTGACGTTTTTCCCGATAAGAGCCGAGAACTCAGCCAGGTATGGTGCCCAGAATATGCGGCGGTCAGTTGGCAGCACTTCAAACACGTTATTGTAGGATGAGGTGTACAGATAGTCCGGCTTATCAGCCAGATCCACATCATTGCCCTGGAATGTCGCGTTACGGGCGTTACTGGAAAACAATGCGCGCAGGCAACTACGGATAGTATTGGTGTCAAACAGCGAACTGATAACTGCATAATCAGCTGTGCGGAAAGCCGCCAGCGCTGTATGGCACTCCAGGATCGTGTTGTGGTGAAGTTTGGCCTCCAGGCACTGGTCAACTACCGGGATACCCCATTTTGAACGGATAATCAGATTGTCCCAGGCATGGATATACGACATGCCGCCGTAAAAGTCATGCCCCTCAATTTCAATGCCATACAGAACACAGTCAATAAACGTATTAGCGTAAATCCTGGCGCGACCACCGCCAGAGGCGGCATTGACACCTGATTCACGCCGGACGTCGTATACCTGGTTGTGGTGAAAACTCACCTCATCATGATACAGGCCCAGACATCCGTAGCCGAATACGTTGTGCAGTATGGTGTGGTGGACCTCATAGCCATCACAGGAGCGTAGCAGTAACGCGTGTTCCTCGCCCTTATGGGTGCCGTCCTCGTTGGTGACAGAGAGCTTCATCGCCCCCTGGATTTCAAGGCCATAGATTTTGATGCCGGGGCATTTGAAACAGGACAGAATACCGGTCATCATGACAAGCGGGTTAGTATCGGCGTAGTCGAGAACTGTATATTCGCTTCTTAACTCTTTCGCAGAAATCGTCGCGCCATG